TTAATTCTTCTCCATCACCAACACCACACGCCCCACAACCTTAACCTCATCTTCTTCAACAGTCAGAGTTGAACCATTAAAACCGATGGCTAGTTTCTTTCCTGGTAAACGCTGAATCTTATTCAGAGAAAATAAACCGTCCATATCAACCAGATATGTGCCACTGACTGCTTTACGCGTGTCTCTATCAATTACGTAAGTACAATCGCTATCGAAAACAGCCATAACATTTAGAACAGAAGTATCACCAAGTATGGAAGTGTCGAGGGTGAGAGGTTTTTGAGATATTAGCTCGCCATTGAGAATTTTGTATGAGTCAATATCGAAAATTAAGTTCGAGTCTTCTTGATCACCTCGATTAGGAAACGCTTCGCCTTCCCCGAGAGTCAACCAGCGAACCGAAACGCCAGTATACATATGAGCTCTAAGTACTACTTCATAAGGGCATAGGTCGCGCTTGTGCCAAGTAGACATTGTCGAAGTTGGTATGTTTAAGATGCTAGAAAGCTCACTCAAATTTTTTGCGTCCAGAGCTTTACATAGTCTTTCTGTGACGAGCTTCCCACCTTGGTAGTCAAAAGCGGATAGGTTGGCTTGTTTTTCTCGCATATACGATCAATAATCTCTCGCATACGAACTCATTTGTGAGCTGCAACTCTATGGTTCGTAATTCAACATTCAATAACTTACAAGGATACCACTATGCTTTCATATCAAGTAGTCCTAAACACGCCTTTCATGACCTATGACCAATACTCGCAATTCTCGGGTATGCCTAAACGTACGATTATGGACTGGGTCTCTGATGGTCGCCTGCCTATCAAAGTCAAGTCAAAACCTAAGGAAACGCCACTCATCAACATGGTTGCGTTGCTAGAAATGGCGACACGCGAAGCGATGCAGAACTTAGGTTAAACCATGCGCTTTTCGTCTCTGGTTCCAACCAAAGAGTATTGCCCGTTATGGCTCAATATCGTCGGTTGGGGTTTCATTTTCATCTCCTTGGTATGCAATTGAGTATTGGTTATGAACGAAAGTGACTCAATGTGCGAATTTATTGGCACGAAACAATTGGCATTTAACGAAGCTTGTTGTGCATTTGCGAAGTCAGAGAATATGACCAAGCTGGCCGAGAGCATAGGTATGAGCCCAACGATGCTTCGCAACAAGCTCAATCCAGAGCAACCTCATGTTCTGACTTGTGTTGAGCTTATCGCCATTACCAAAGTGAGCGGTAATCACACCATAGTGAATAGCCTTTTACTTGGGTTAGGGGTTGTAACGGCGCATGTGCCACTCAATGTGAGTGAAGAAACCTTCATCAAACGAGCTTTAGAGAACTCGATCCACTCGGGTGACTTATCTCAAATGGCTTTGGACCAGGCTGGAAACACACGGCTAAGCCGTACCAACAAACACAACATTATTCAGAAAGCGCAAGCCAGTATCGGCAACCTTGTGCTTTTGATTAGTGATCTCGAAGAACGCACTAAAGGCGTGTCTCCCTTCCTTGCGATGGGAGTGGATTTTGTTGCCAACGGTGCACCAGTCCCTGGGCTGAGTTAACTGAAGAAAACAGATAGGAAGTTTCGAAATGATTACGATTGAAATCAACACTCCTGAAGAAGCTTTACACCTCCAGAATGTCGCTGCGCTGAACATTGGCAAATACAAAAGTAACCCTGTGGAAGGGCAACAACACCTCCAAAGCACCCACATTCGCATGTGGAAAGACATGCACACGCAAGCAGGTGATGTATTGAAGACGCTTATCGCCAAGAAGGAGAACGCTTCATGCAATACGTAGCAATCCGCCTTTTTGGTGATGGAGCGATGAAGCGCCACAAAGAAACTCAAGAGCCCGAAACAACGGCTCTTGGAGAGTTTGATTCTCTAGACGATGCCGTTGGCCAAGCCTGCGAACAACTCAAATGCAACCACGTTCGTCATGGGGTTCTGAGTGAAGGTGAAGGGCAGGGCGGATTTATCGTCGTAGATACACAGGAGCTAGTTCAAATATGACCATTCCAGTTTATAGCGACCCATGCCATATGCCTTGCCCGGATCTACCGCATCATTCTTTATCAAAGGAAGACAAAGAACGAGGGCTTGAGAAGCTGCAACAAGTTCGAGCTCAAGTGAGAGAGGGCATGCTTTCAAGTCTGCGTAAAGAATATGAACAGGCAGAAAGCTCCTATCAACGGGCTCTCATCAATCAGCGAGCTAAACGAATCAAACGCAATTGGTCTTAGTACAGGAAGGAAACATGGATAGCCAACTCAATTCAAATCAGACAAAACAAGATAACCCATTCACTCAAAGTGTCACGTTGTTAGGCTTTTTGCGTGATCGCTTGGTGGAAGCCGCCGACTGCTTGGAAACGGGTATCGACATTACAAAAAATGCAGGCTTAACAACATCAGACCTAGAGCGTCAAATCGCAGATTGCCGATTCTTTGCGGAAGAGGCGAACACCTTTTTGGCATCTATGAACGGACAGTCGACCAATGAACCAAGCTGAAGTCGATAAAGCACTCAAGAAACAACAAGAGTTACGAGAAGCCGGTGATATTGTTAAATACTCTTCTTTCACTCGGCGTTTCTTTCCCAGACTTCCTCAGTTGATCAGAAATGACATTAAGCGCAAAGTTGTCCAGCGAATGGGACGTAAAAATCCAACCCGTGAAAATCTAGTCAGGGCCGCAGAAGATGCGGTCAACTTTGGCCTCAAACAATCCCACTTCATCGAAGACAAATTCCCTTTTGTTGATTTCAGAAATGGTGCGAAATCTAGACCTCTTACACACGCCATTTTAATGCGAGATGACGCCGTAAAAAAGTTAGCAAAGGAGTATTCAGACAAAGCGTCTTTTGCAATGTCTGACCCAGGTTTAGGAGAGCAGTTCGATAGTTTTCTGGATGCTTTAGAACATGTGTACGAGCAACAGTCCAAAAACCTGAAAGAGATTTTTGTCAGTCCTCCACACGTTAACTTTTCTAAGAGGGATAAAAAGCCAGAGGAGTTAGAGCAGGACCTGCAAGTGGCCATTCTAAAAATGCAAAGCGAAGGTTGGATAATTGGCCGGCTCACTCACTTGCGAGCCCAGTACATTGAGTATGCTCAAATCACTCTGGACCGTGTCGGTGAATCGAAATACCAAAAGCCGTATGTTAGCGCTGTGTCTTTCTCTAACTGGATGCAAAAGCAAAGAGAAGCGAAGCGATTTGTTGAATCGATGGCCGTCATGAATGATGAGACTGGAGAGGCGTTTAAGCTGGAAGATGTAGTAAAGCGAACTACGGCAAACCCAGAGAACCGGCGTATAGAGATGATGGTTCGCTCACGAGGGTTTGAAGAGCTTGCACAAGATTTGGGTTATGTCGCTTTGTTCCTGACCTGGACACTGCCAAGTAAGTACCATCGCAACTCAGCTAAGTGGAATGGTGCAACAGTAAAAGAAGGTCATAAGGAACTCATGAAAAAGTGGGCGATTGGGCGTGCAGAACTGGCTAAGTTAGATATTGATTACTTTGGCTTTCGAGTCGCAGAGCCACATCAAGACGCAACAAGTCACGCTCATTACTTTCTTTTCTGTGCTCCTCAGGACAAGGATAAAATCATCTCAATTTTACGAGAACGTGCAATAAGTGAAGATAGAGATGAGTTAGGCCCTAACATCAACATTCGCTTTGATGCAAAAGTCGAAGACCCAACCAAAGGAAGCGCGACAGCTTATATTGCCAAGTATGTTTCCAAGAATATCAACGGGAAACACATGCCTGAAGGAGAAGCAGAAGAGTGGGCATATCGCGCTCGAGCCTGGGCTTCAACTCATCGTATTCGACAGTTCCAGCAATTCGGTGGAGAACCGGTTTCATTGTGGCGAAACCTTCGACGCGCTCAACCAAATCAAACCTCTATTGATCCCAAACTCGAAGAGCTCAGGCAAGCGGCCGATTCATCAAAATGGTCTTTGTTTTGCCGGTTAGCGGTCGGGGCGAAAATCGAATATGAAGCAAAGCAAAACCAATATGGCGAAAAGACCAAGAAAGTCATCGGCTTTTCTTGGTTTGGTCAGTTAATTGAAACTTGTAGCGAGAGCTACAGCTTAGTTAAGCAGAAAGACGTGAAGCGACTTCAAGAAGCGCGGAGCGATTCCCCTTGGAGCACTGAAAATAACTGTAACTCGGTGCTAATTGAGCAACTCAGGCGTATGACAGGATGGAGTTCACAAGGCGTAAAATGTCTTATTAGACCTCTGCAACTTGGTGCCAAAGTACCAATAGACAAATATGTTTCCGTTCAGCTAAGAAATGGGCGGTTGTTATATAGAGAATAGATTAAGCGATACTTAATCTATCCTATCTTATGCTCAATTATTAAGTGTATCTATACGGCTAGTGGGTAATAAATAGTGAGAATTTCAGTTGGATTTTGACTATTTGATAAGGTGACTCGAGCATTAATACTCTGTAGATCACTCAGTGAATTTAAGAAGTCGATTGCATCTTTACATAAAACCTTCAGTTGATCGCTACTCGTGCCACTGCATTTGAGTACTGTGTGAGCATATGGGCCAGTGTAACGTTCGTAATTCTGACCGTTTTTATCGAAGAAGATAACTGTATGCGCACTTTCACTTCTTCGATCATCTTGCGCTATTTTGAAGGTTGCTCTCTCACTTTCGTTCAAAACTTCATTGATATAGTTCTCTGCGGCGTTCGCATCAGGGTTACCAGTTACGATTACTTTGTAATCCCAATTGCATTTTGATTCTTTAAGGTTACTCATATCAATTTTTCCTGTTGATTATCCAAATGACGTCTTGTCTTGTTACTGCGTGACAATAGAAATCTAGCCTTCTTTTTCTGAATCACAAGAGTGGTAAGGGGTAGTGTCCTAAAATCTTGTTGCAGTGTGCAAAAGAAGGAGGCGGTAATATTGTTTTTATAATTACCCATAGATTTTATGAATGGGTTTGAGCTCTATGTACGTTTAATGTTTCGAGCTCCTATTCTTGTCTCTGCACCCTATTCAGTGACATAGGCATCAAAACGTAGGTAGAAACCTGTATAAATATACAGTATATCTTGAGTGTCATTGGTAAGGATATTGATATGTCTAATAAAAACAGCTTTTCCAGCAAGCACTGGGCTAATTCTCGACGGGGTCGCATTGAGTACTAACGGTGAAAACCGCGCCCAGGCAGGTGCTTACTTAATGGGATTAGTTGTTGCTGACAATCAAGGCGAGCTTGATAGCGAAAAAGTAGAAGCGATTAAGGCCATTATTGAAATGGCTGATGAAGTCGAAAGCCCGCAATTCAGGCTTTAAGTGCAATTACTGAAAAGGAGTTGCCATGTTAATCACGTGCCCAAAATGTGAAAGCAAAGCCCGGATAGCTACCTCCCGGGCGATGAGTAAAGAAACTCGAGAAGCGTATTGTCAGTGCCTTAATCTAAACTGCGGTACCGTCTTTGTAACCTACACCTCAGTACATCGAATAATTGAGCCTAGCGGCGATAAACCTGATCCAGAGTTGCAGCCTGAGTTGTGCAAGGGGGATTTGGATCAGATGGAGATGTTTAGTGGAATTGAGTAAGGCGCCCGATATGGCGCCTTTTGGTTTAAAGAGTTTATTGCACAAATCCTAGTTGATAACCCAAGTTTCTTAAGTTCAATGACTCAGGCTGTAGTTTTATCAACTGGTCGACTTTGGCCTTATCAACGTTTGAAATAAGTGAAGCATCTGGTAGGTCAAAGGCCCCAATGCCCTTGTAATAATCGTATTGCTCTTCTGCTTTGAGACTAACTAACTTTGACTTGAATGCTTCGGTCTCGCCTTTATGACACTCGTAAAAGTTGCTCTGGTAAACGTATAGAGCAACGGATTTCTTTTCGTCCAAAGGCAGTTCGTTGAACCATTGATTAGTAGCAAACTCATCTTGGCTGGCTGTCTCGAGGTCAACACATTGATTGTAGTGTTGCTCCCAGTTTGCACTCAATTGTTCTGCATTCTCATTAGGCGAAGTACATCCTAGCAGTGAAGCGATGAGTATCGCGTTACAAAGCTGCTTCACTTACACACCTCCAAAACTTATTTTCATTGCCTGATGTATACCAAGTCATTGGCTCTGCGGTCTTTCTAATTCTATCTCTAACAACCTTCGGGGCTGCACCCATGCTTTTAGCGTACTGCTCCCAGTCATACTCTCGGATGTTAATACCAGTTTCAAAAGCGCTTTTCGTAACGCCTGGACTAAAAAATATTTGGTAAACCGGAACAGACGCAAGTGCAGCTGAAAACCAACTACCGCTCTCCATTATTCCGCGAATTTCTGCAACGGCTCTTTTACTCTTCTGTGTAAGTTTGGTTGTGCCGATGTAACAATTTCCCAAAGTTGCCATATAACTAACGTTTTCATTATTGAAATAAAGGCGTGATTATAAAATCAATTGCTTAAGGCTGTGCAAATTGGTCAGCAAACTGGGAGTACAATCACGCACGGTTTTCTGATTGATCGTTTTCGAAGCAAAAACGCATAAAAACGATCTGGGAGGATCTCTATATCGCCTATCTAAAAGAGTCTTAGATGTCCTGCGCGCGGGGGCTGTGTTCCAATGTCTGCACCGAAACGGTTTGCGCACTTGATTGCGCAAAATTACAGTGCGGAATTTTAGCGCGGGGGGAGGGGTGAGTCCGAACAAGGGCTGGAAGCCCACTTTCACCACCTAAATAATCTTTGCTCTTTAAACTCCAAACTTTTTCTTCGATTGGTAGGCTATTGATGTGGGAACGACAACACGAGCACGCTAGGTGGAATGGGCTGAAGCTCAATATCCTGTCTACCTCCTTTGATGGTGGTAAGCGTCTACAAGTGAGCGAAATCCCCTACGCTGAACTACCGCACATCAAAGTCATGGGCACCAAAGCCCGAACGGTTACTATCGAATCTATATTCGTAGGTGCAAGCTCACTAGTTGACGCCAATGCATTCATTGAAAGCCTGGAGCAGCAACCAAAAGGAGAACTCGAGCATCCCTGGTTAGGAGAGTTGGTGCTAGTGTTCGAGGAACATTCCCTCAGTATTAACACCAAGAAAGGTGTAGTGACACTGAGCCTGAAGTTTGTCCGTGCCGGCACTTCGCCTTCCATCACTGCATCGACAACAGTACGCACCAAAGCACAAGCTGACATAGTAGAAAGCCTGTCTAAGCAATCATTTGTTGAAGAGGTGAAAGGGCTGGATGTTTCTCAAATCAACGAAGTACAAAACAACGCAACCAGTGCGCTCAATGTGTTGGTTGATATTACTAACCGCCTGAACCTAGCCGATGATTCGCTGCAAGATATTAACCTAGCGATAAACGAAGCCTTCTCAGCAGTGAGCAGCTTGAGCACTAACCCTGCTGAGTTCGCTGATCTGTTTTCGAGCGCTGTTGATACGGTGTCTGAAGGTGTTCAATCAGAGCCTGCTTTCGAGAGTGAAGCGGTAGATAACTCACGTAGTGCTCAAGCTTTGATGCTTGGAGAAGTAAAAACCGATAGCCCAACCAAACACCACAATGTACAAATGGTGACGGGTGCGGTGAAGATGAGTAAAGACGTTGCTGACCTAGAAGCCCATGACAGCTTTGAGCTCACCTTAGTCCAAAAGCAACCAGAGATTATTCAAAGTGATCTCTCAACTCTAACTGCCAACGTTGATGGCCGCATCAAGGAAACGACTCAAGTCTCTACGCAAGAAAGCATAGAGCTCTATGACGCACTCACTTCCTTAAAAAGTAATGTGCAGACTCAGTACGACAAAGTAGCAGAGGGAACCAAAGCACACAGAACAGTGCAATCCCCTCATTTTAAGTCAGCGCTGACGATTGCCCATGACGAATACACCAATGAGAACATTATTACCAAAATGAATGCACTTCAGCACCCTTTATTTATCCGTGGTGATATCGCGGTGAGGGATGCACGATGAATCAACTCACGATGTACATTGACGGCAAGCAGCATACTTTCTACCAAGCCAACTTGAACTACTCAACAGAGCAACTTGCCCACACATTTAACTGCTCTATTGAGCCCATGAATATTGATCGCCCGTTGTCGGTAGAGTTCTTCCTCAATGACCAATCCATCTTAATCGGTCAGATAGATGAGGCAGAAAACGAGACAGGTGCAAGCTCTTTAACTATGCCAATAGTCGGACGTTCCAAGAGCGCCAACATGATTGACTCGCGCATCAGTATGGATGCGCTTTACAACCTCAATGTTGAAGAGCTGCTTAGAAAACTGGCAAAGCCATTTTGTTTTCTGGCCCTAAACCACCTTCTTTAGAAGGTGGTGATCGTTCTTTTGGGCTTTGCCCGAAGAACGCTCATGTTCAAGATGTCCTCGTTTGCAACCAACAAATGAAGGAAATAACGAACATGAGCAGATATGAATCCGCTTCACACGTTTATCATCGGTGCCAATATCATATTGTTTGGACACCTAAATATCGACTAAAGATTCTGAAAGGAAATTTAGGCAAAGAGCTCTATCGGAGTATCTACGTTTACAGCAATATCCGCCAGAAGCAGCGCTCTCGCATCCTGAGTAAATACGCGCGCCACAAAGTCGCAAAGGACGGTACCAAGTTTGCGCCCGGTCAGGTCATTGTTACGCCAAGCATGTTCAAAAGTGAATTGCTCGCATTATATCGGGAGCTGGAATATCAGGGCATCGTGCAAGATTTTGATGGCTACAAAAAGTCTTTGATTGTCGAGCTCGACCAAACCAACAAGCAACGCATCAACTATCAGGATTCACCGCAGTTCGTGAATGGACTGATCATCGTTGCAGGTAAGATTCAATTCAGGAAGTAAGCCATGGGAACAACAATTACTAGCCGCGCGGTACTTAATGCCGGTTCATTGGGGCGTTTACCAATCAAAGAAGGCGCGGAAATTAACTTTGGTAACCTCAAGCGCGAACCAGTTATGGGTGACGATGGTGTGCTTGGCCACAGCGAGTCTTATGAAGAGGCGCCATCCATTAAGTGCATCATCGCCCACGCCAGCAACACCGATGAAGATGCCATTAAAAAGTTCGTCGATGAAAACATCACGCTCGAGACAAACAGTGGCAAAACCTATACCTTAACCGATGCATGGGTGGGTGACCCGCTCGCGTTGGCCGTGAAGGAAGGGCAGCTGGAAGTCATGTTCTATGGCTACGAGCTGATCCCACAATAAGGAACGATCCATGTATTCAATACTCATGAAGCGTCAGGCGCTCACCAACAAGCCTAAAGTCGTGCCGGTAGAACAATCGAATCGACCATCGGCGTTGAGTAAGCCCTGGGAAGAAATCCAATTGATGCTCAAACAAGATTTATCTTAAGTTCGAACCTTGGCGGGCTCAAAGGATAAAGACCCATTCAAAGAGTCTTTAATCGAGAAGTACCGCTCAACTGTCGAAACCCTGCTTGAAACGCATCAAGGCAATTACGCCAATCTTGATGTGCTGTGGTGGTTCTTCATGTGGCATGTCGATTTGGGACTGCTGGAAACCATTCATGATGATTTTCGCAACGCCATCGGTGCAGGGCTGGAAACACCACACAACTGGAAAATGAATGGCCAGACTGCCTATTGCGGCTATGTATTCGATTACTCTCTGGAAGCCCACAAAGCCAACAAAGAGTATGAACGTAGATACTTGCTCAATGCTGTGCAAGATTTGCAATCTGGTGAGCTGGCAACCAATGCACCACTGAAAGTGAAAATGTATCGCTTGGTCGGTGACTGGCATTACGAAGAAGGCGAACGCGAACTGGCGTGCCAACTCTATGAACAGGTAATGAAGCTGGACCCGGACAAAGGCGGTTGTAAAACCAAACTCAAAGAACTGAAGGAAGAACTGGGATATGGCGACACCGATTAAACACAGCAATGAAGTGAAAAAGGTCAAGTTGGAAGTACCGCATGAGAAAGACGGCGAGATGATTGAAGAACTTGAAATCACCAAACCTCACTCGGGCAACTTGCGGGGCTTAAACCTCATCAAAGTGTGTGAGATGGATTTCGAAACAGGGCAGATTCTGGTGCCAAGAATCACCTGCTTGAATGAGCGAGATATGCTTAACTTCGCGCCAGAGAACTGGGCGCCGGTACTGACTGAAATCGCCTCTTTTTTCGTCAATACGGAACAGTAATCGAATACGTCGAAGACTACTACGCAGATATAGCAGTCGTGTTGGGCTGGCAGCCAAGCGAATTGGATAGGCTTAGCTACGAAGACTTATTGCTGTTTCGGGAAAAAGCCAGAGTAAGACACGAACGAAAAGAGAGCGAATAAGCTCTCTTTTTTGCATCACCAATAAGGGATATCACCATGAAAATGAATCTGTCAGTTGTGATGGGGATGAAAGATAAGATATCCGCACCGCTTAAGGGTATCTCCAGCGAATCAGATCACTACGCAAAGATCATCAAGAAGGTGCAAAAGGCGCAGGCAAATGACACCGCTGCGCTAGGTATGATCGCTTCATTCAAAAGCTCGCAGAAAGCGATAAGTAAGAACGCCCTCGCGATTGCAGCCACTAACGAAAAGCTCACCGAACTCAAAGCCAAAGCGGCATCCGCGACGCGCCCAAGTGCTGCATTGACAGAGAAGATCAGCAAACAGCAGGATAAGTTAGATAAGCTCAACGTAGAGCAAACGAGCTACAAGAACAATCTAGTTCGGCTAGGTAAACAGCTTAGCCAGACAGGTGTGAAAATGTATGACCTGGAAGGCGAAAGTGATCGGCTAAACCGAAGCTACAAAAAGCACGGCCAAGAGATTACGCGCCTTAGCAAAAAGTACTCGATCTTACAGGGTGCAATGAAACCCATTCAAAAGCTCAATGGTGCAATACGTTTACCAAATGTTGCCTCCGCCACGGTAGGCAAGGGCGCCGCTTTGTTGGGTGGCGTGAGCTTGGCTGGATTGGTCTCCGAGGTAAATAGTACTGCAGACGAGATGGACAAACTGGCGAAAGTTGCCGGTAACCTGAACCTGCCGATTGAAGAGCTGCAAGCCATGCAATCCCAAGCCAATCATGCAGGCGTTGAAAGCGATGCGTTGTCAGGCTCTATGCTCAGGTTTACGAAACGCTTAGGCGTATTGCAGAAGACACCCAGCAAGCCTACGAAATGCTGCTTGATGCGTTCTCAAAGCTAGAGTCACTTCAAGAGCAGATGGCATTTGCCGATGCTGCGTTTGGGCAGGATGGACGCAAAATGTTAATCATGCTCCGCGAAGGTACACAGGGGCTAACCGATGCACGTAAAGAACTTAATGCCCTTGGTGGAGGAGCAAGCGCTGAAGACGCTGCAAAGGCGGAAGCATACAACGACGCTCTGCAGAAAATTCAGGAAAGTGTTCGTTCAATGAAGTTTGCTGCACTCGCGCCAGTAATGAAGAAAGTCACCAAAGTCTTTACCCGTTTCTCTGACAAGTTTAAAAACGCGCAGTGGCGCACCGAGTTTATTGAAAAGCTCATCCAAACCGTCGACGGCCTGTATCGAGGTTTTGCTTTCTTAGGTAAAGGGCTTATTTGGGTTACTCAAAATTTCAAAGGCATTGTAGCGGCACTCGCTATCTTTAAAGTTGCGATGATTGGCCTTAACGCCGTGATCATGGCTAACCCGATCGGGATGATAGTGGCAGCGGTAGGTGCAGCGATTATCGCCATAACGTACTTAGTCGATAAGTTTGTTGGCTTAGATAAGGTTATCAAGTGGGTCGGGGAAAAGGTGGGCTGGTTATGGGAAAAGTTCAAAGCCCTTATCAACAAACTGCCAGATTCACTGACTCCAGAAGGTTGGAAAATAGAGACCGAACAGGCAAGCAAACAAGTCGATAGCCTAGCCAGCAAGCTCGATGGCATTAAAGACAAAAACGCCAAGCTAGGTATTACCACCGAAGAAACAACAAACCGCCGTGAAAGAACCAGCTCACAAAACCATGCGTATCAGGCGGGGAATCTGACTACGCCCAAGCAATACCAAGCCTACCAACCGCTTACTAGCCAAGCTTTAAAAAGTAAATCCGAAGTCGAACTCCGGATTAAGTCAGATAAACCAGTTACGGTCGACAAGGCCAAGAGTGAGAGGGGGACAGAGCTGAATTTGGATGTGGGTAGTTTAGGGTGGAGTTATTAGACATCGATATTGTCTTACAAATGAGATAGAGGTAGTACTCAGGAATAAACCTCCATAAATCGATGTTATTTGTTAATAGGGTGTGACAAATTAATGCTCATGTGTATCTATAAGGAAGAGATATGAGACCTTTTTACATCGGAGCAATAGCATTACTGGTTACAGGTTGCACCAATTATGGACTCGTTCAACAAGACATTATTCAGGCAAATGACCATCAACATGATATTGCAGAATTAAAGCAGTTTTATGGGTGTAGGGAAAATGACTATTTGCACTATCAGCCGGGCAAAAATTATTCAAAGAGTGCTGTCGTTTATGCCAAAAAAGCCTATCCATTTGCGATGATGTCCTCCAACGTTAACAACAACGGCGAAGGGAGATTTGTTATCCCCAATTGGGAATTTGTTGAAGGTGCTGACAATCAGTTCACGGGCTTTGAAGCTGAAGTATATAAACGAAAAAGTGATGGTGTGATTGCGATTGCATTTAAAGGGACGGGTGGTATTTCCGATGTAATCTTCGGAGACACACTAGGTTTTCATTACGCTCAAGCCGATTGGTATACATCCTACATAGACCGTGAGAATCCAAACGCAACGTCGTTTATTCTTACTGGGCATTCTTTGGGAGCAGGGAATGCATTATACGTAGGGAAGTTCGAACCTACTGACAAAGATAACATCAATGAGATTTACACATTTAGTCATCCCACTTGGTGGATGAGGTATGTGTGGCCACCAGAACTTCTTGCATGGTTTTACAACCCTAAGAAGTTGTTGAACGGGCAGACTCATGACCGCAAAGTTTTTGCCTTAACAGAAGATAACGATGTCTTAGATGTTTTCCGAAAAGACACTCAAGAAGTTGACTTCAATAAAAAAGGGAAACTTGATGAACATGCTATTTATCCTCTCGCCATTGGTCTTACATATGTAGCTGCCGCTAATGATGATAAGGCTGCTGAAGAGGCCCTAAAAGGCATTGGGTGTATTGAGGCAGACCAAAAGGCTTAAGTATGACTGACTCTTAGCACCCAACGAATGGTTATAACGATATAACTCCGATTACGATGAGGTGATACATTGACACCCCATCAAATCCTGCGATAACCTATCTATGCACTGGCAAAATCCAGTGTCGGGATTAGTACCCCGCTTTATTACTCAAGGCACATAAGCGCCAGCGTTTTTGCTGGTTTTTTTATGTGCGGCTTCGGCACACCTAAACATAGGCGTTTTGCATAGATAACGTACTATCAGCATTATGGTGGGCTGGGCGAGGGCGCTAAGCCGAAACCACAACTCTTTGATGAGTCAGGTGATGTGATACGATTTCACTTCAAGGACTATTAGGAGTGGTTATGACTTTTCGACAAAGCTGGTTAAAACAAATTGATGAAGCATGCCATTCCTCCTTTAAATCGCCGTATGACTTACAAGAGCATTTGGACAAGATCGCTTCTGCTTTACATGAGATTACTCGTGATACAGGTGAGTCATACCCATGGTTGGAAACTATGCTCACGCAATCTGTAATGTATAACTCTCTGCAAGCAGGAAAAGAGCATGGCCAGTCAAAGCTTTTAGACTCTGACACTAGTGTTTACTTAATAAAAGCAGTCGATTCAAAGATATATAAAATTGGGGCAACAACCGAGCTCGATAAACGAATAAAGGCTCTGCAGAATTTCCACCACGAGCGCTTGGAGTTAATAGCCTCAGGTAAAGGTGGAAAAAAGCTAGAGAAGGAACTGCATAAACAATTCGCGCACCTTCAGGTGAAAGGAGAGTGGTTTAAACTCTCGGATAAAGAGCTAGATGAAATCGTGAGTCTGTTGAGTCGTGCTAGCTAAAGAAAAACGCCGAGCTTAGGCTCGGCGTATAGTGATCAGTTAATCGTTATGTAAGTAAGTACACAATCGTTACCGCTTCCCTTTACACCTACTCGTGCTGTGGTTTTTGATTTGTATGCTTCCATAGCGGCTGAAAACTTTAGTCCTGCAGCAATCGCGTTTGAATAACCATCTAGGTTTAGCCAACCGTTTGTACAAGACCACTGAGAACTTGAAGGGTTAGGCTGGCTTGCGCCAAGTGTCTGAATTTTTACCGTTTCGTCATTTACATGGACTTTTGAAATTGTGACAGTCCAATGAGTAACATCCTCAGATGCAATAGATGGGATAGTGAACAGAGTTGTGGCCAATAGAGCTAACAGTTTTTTCATTGATCTCTTTCTCAATTTAATTATTGTCGGTATTTTTGGAATCGTCTTTGTTAGTTACTGAAATACTAATATGCGTTTACGAGAGTGGTATTTTACGCTATCGAATTGCGTGGATATCCCCTAAAGTTTCAAGATCATGAGGGCTTCCGCATTTAGATGTACCTATCACTGTGACTTTACCTTGAGTATGGAAAATGGATAGTGCATGACTGTACTGTATTTGGCCTATTTTTGTCGCCAGGTCGATAGTGAAGTAATCATTAGAGCTCGCTCCCTGACAGGGTGAAACTCTGGATTGCTCAAGTTTAATGTATGCGAAGCCGTTTGAGTTTACATGTATCCTTTCAATGGTCGAGTTTTCAACCTTGGATGCCCAAGACATCGTGCTTAAGAAGGTTAGCGTAATAAAAAGTACAAAGCGGCACATTATATATTCCTTTTTGTGTTTCAATAATAAAGCCTCATGCTCAAAAGAAACCGCCTGTATGCACAAGGTGGATTCTTTGAGCTCAAAATGTAGGAGCGACAATAAGGCTTACTCGTATTCTGCGAATCTAATTCCCTCAATTTCACATGTACTATTGTTTGACGGGGAACCTCTCCAATTAGGCTCATCAAATGCGTCAATGAGTATTTTTTTATTTGCGTGGTATGCAGACAAAGCAAAGCTGAGAATTTCAGCTTTTCCCGGTGATGTATCTAAAACATAATAGCCACCGACGCATTCAGGGGCTGGATCTGATAGGCGGATAAATACATCGCCTGGTGCACTACTTCTACTATAAACAGATAAGTAAGTTATTGTGCTTTCTTTACTATGAGTATACGCAGCGTTGGTCATGTTACTTGTGATTAGTAAGGTCGCTGCTAAATATCTAAGAAACTTCAT